ACGTCAATCCTGGAAGGGAACGAGGCCGATACGTTCGTGGACATTAACGATGAGTCGCGACCCATTACAGAGCTGTACGCAGCCTGGAAGCGCGTGGAACCCTCCTACACGATACACGTGCGGCCGGTGTGGATCTGTGACCGAGTGATCCAGTACGCAGCCCGATGGCTGGACGAGCACCAAGGGATCGTGTGGGTCGGCAATACCGCCGTAGGCCGGCGACTGTCCGACTACGCGGACGTGCCGTACTACGCCGAGGGAGGACTGGACAGCGAAGGGCGCAGCATCCTGCATCACGCACCCGGCCGCGCGATGATCGCCTCGATAGCGGCCAATCGCGAGGGCAAAAACTTGCAGGCTTGGAGCCGCAACCTGATACTCAAATCCCCGACCAAATGGGACGATTGGGAGCAGCTCCTAGCGCGCACACACAGGCCAGGGCAGAACGCGAGTGAGGTACTAGCGGAGGTACTAATCACGTGCCTAGAGCACGATAAGGCGATGACTCGTGCGCTACAGAACGCCGAGGCGTCGCACCAGTTGATGGGCCAGCGGCCACGCGTGCTACTTGCCGCTTGCGAATGGCGCGCGGGACAGTACGATACGGACGGTACCGATCCTCGATTCGAGGAACCGGACGACAGCGACGATGATTTCACGTCCGAGGAGTACTCGGATGATGATGAGGAAGGGTGACCACATGTCTCGATATTCTGGAATGGCGAAGGCCAAAATTGTGGAGTCTGGTAACTATCTGCGGCCGGGGCTCTCGCTCCTACTGGAGATCTGCCGCGTCTATGAGGTAGCACCGGGCTATAACCTCAAAACGTTTGCGTTCTGTGTCGATCTCGACGTCATCGAATGTAAAGCGACGTCGCCGACTGCGGAGCCCCACAGCATCGGAGAGGGCGTGAATTTTTTTCGCGCCATGGATCCGAGCAAGGAGGCTATGTGGCTTCCCGACGTCAAGGCGTTCATGCTCGCCGCGCTGGGAATTTCGCACAAGCGCACGCCCGCGCTGGTAGCGAGTATCAGTGATGCGGAGTTTGACGCGCTCACGCAAGCGGCTGTGGGCGAGGGCAACCCACTAGAGGGCGTGCGGGTGTATTGCGACACAATCGGCAAGCCCACCCGGCCTACGCCACAAAACCCCCAGGGCGGGGTATTCACGAAGCATATGTGGGGCCCCGATGAGGATCGCTCCGGCCAGTGGGTTGACACCAAGCGTCTCATCCTGGCAGGCACCAAGACCGGCAATCTCCCCGCACCTCCGTCCCGCTACACGCAATTCAGCGGCGGGCATGCGTGGGACCCCGCGGCGGGGAAATGGGAGTACATCGGCAAGAGCCATCCCGAGTACCGAGGGTCTGACAAGTGACGCCGGCCGAGCTAGGCGCGTGCTACACGATGACCGGCCTATGGGTCTTTTGCGTGTTGGTGCGCCTAGCTCGGCGCCCCGTGCTGTTGGAGGCCGCTATGTTGGGCTTCGTGTGGCCGCTGACACTGATTGCGGCGTGCGTGATTGTCCTCCAAGGGATGCTGCGCCGTGACTAGCTACCTCGCCTTCGATACTGAGACCTGTCTAACAGCTCCCTACCAGCAAATACCCGAGCTGGTGTGCGGCGCGTTCACGTACCGAGACGAGAGGAGCTACCTACACGATGCACTAGACACCACGGAGACCTTTCACAGCACCCTAGTAGATACCTCGGATACGATCGTTGGTCACTACGCCGCCTTCGACATGGCTGTCATGTGTCGGGCCGACGCGCGCCTAATGCCGCTCATCGTGGAGGCGTACGAGAACGATCGAATCACGTGCACGATACTCCGTGAGAAGCTGCTCAATATCGCCAACGGACGGCCGTGGGAGGCCTACGGGCTGGACGACTTAGTACGCCTCCGCTTCGGGCACCGTCTCGAGAAAGACGACACTTGGCGCCTGCGCTATGGCGAGCTTCGTTACACCCCTTTGGAGGACTGGCCGGCGGAGGCGCGCGGGTACCCGATGGGGGATACCGCTTGGACGTACCGCCTAGCGTGCGCCCAAGACTCGGACCCTGAAGCGGAGCGGTATCTGCGTGACCAATTCCGCCAGGCGCGCGCCGATTTCTGGTTGTACCTCACAAAGGCATGGGGGCTACGCACCAATCAAGCGCGCGTGGATCGTCTGGAGCGCTCCCTACTGGAAGAGGTCGGTGGGCTTCGCACACTCTGCCAACAACACGGACTGATACGACAGGATCGCGCCCTCAAGAGCGGCCCGCGCAAGGGTCAGATCGAGCCAGGCACACGCAACATGAAGGCAGCACGCACGCGCATGCAAACGGCCTGCGCTGCGGCTGGCGTGGCTGTGCCGATGACGGACAGCGGCGAGGTCTGCCTAGACGCGTTTGCGTGCGAGGACTCGGGCGATGAGGTGTTGGAGGCGTACGCGCGAGTCACCAGCCTGACGCGCAAGCTCGGCACGGAGGTGCAGCTTATGCGAGCGCCCATCGTGCACGCTCGTTTCGACGCGCTCAAGGTAACCGGTCGCACTGGATCCTCACAGCCCAACGTCCAGAACCAGCCCCGTGAGAAAGGTTACCGTGAATGTTTCGTGCCCAGTCGGGCCGACTGGTGCTTTATCAGCGCGGACTACGGCATGGCGGAGCTGTTCAGTTGGGCCCAAACGTGCATCCTGCTACTGGGCTTCTCGTCACAAGGCGAGGCGCTGGCACAGCGCAAGGACGTGCATTGCATCAGTGCTGCGGCATCATTGGGACAGTCGTACGAGTATACCATAGCGGGAAAGAAAGCAGGTGATCCAGAGGTCAAGATCGCGCGCGACGCCGCGAAGGTGATTAACTTTGGGTGCCCCGGCGGGATAGGCGCGCGGACCCTACAGAAGGGCGCACGCAAGCAAAAGCTCTTGCTGCCGTTGGAGCGCTGGACGCAACTGCGCTATCAGTGGTTCGATTTGTGGTCCGAGGCGCGGCCGTACCTGGACCTTATCAACCGCGAGACATCGTCCGCGTTCGCCCAGATTGAGCACTACCGATCACAGCGCGTCCGCGGCGGGGTGGGCTTCTGTGACGGGGCCAACACCCGATTCCAGGGGCTCACGGCCGACTATGCGAAAGAGGCGGGCTGGCATATCATGAAAGCCTGCTACCTCGATAAGGGCTCGCCGCTGTACGGCTGGCGCATCGTCAACTTCGTGCACGACGAGTTCATACTGGAAGGCCCCGCCGAGCACTGTCACGCGGCAGCGACGGAGCTAAAGCGCATCATGTTGGAGGTAGCGAACCGCTGGTTGCCCGATGCACCGGGGATTGACGTGGAAGAGGACGCTATGTGGTATTGGTCGAAGGACGCTAAGCGGGTCACGGACGCCAGCGGTCGCATCATTCCGTGGGGAGCACCGGTCCAATGAGCGCGAACGCGGACGAGATTCGAGGTATCGGCGACTACGTGGCCGGACTGTCGCCATCGCCTTTCAACGCACGGGCCTTCTCTCGTGACATGCAGTCTTTGGCAGACGCGCTTGAAGTCGTGCAAGAGCTTCGGGATTCGTGGGAGCATGTTATCGAGGCCGCTGGACGTGTTCAGCGTGGTGACTGGACGCCAGATACGCTACTGACCGCACTTAGCAAGGGGCCCAAGCCATGAGCACCAAAAACGTTTTCTGCGCTGACATGATGTTTCTCCCTTTTGAGGGGCGCTGTGTCAAGCTCACTGAGGGACGAGCCGTCTATGTGGATGAGAACGGCAACGAGCTAGAGGCCGTCCCCACGGACGTGCTAGAGCGGCTCGTTGCCGCTACGGAGGGAGAGCCGCGCTCTCGGTGGACGTAACATGCCCCGTAGGCGAACGTACCGGCGAGTCTATTGGCTCATCCGTCTATCAGCGCGGGGGCACTACACCTACTTTAGGAGTGCTGCGGAAGGCTTCGTGCCCCGAGATAGAGCCTGGCCGTTCCAGGCCGACGAGACCAAACGCCGTCGTCTGTGCGACCAGGTAAACGCAGCCTTCAAAACCAATGCACGCCTTGTGCGCGTTACGGTCCGCACGACGGTTACCGTCCACCCGAGCAAGCGACGCCGATGAAGTGGCTTCTATCGATCGACCCTGCCAGCGACGCCGAGCGTTCGGGGTGGGCGTACTACCGCGATAGGCAACTTGCGCTCGCTGGCATCGGCTGGCCTCCTTTCTCCGCAGACATCATCGTTATAGAGCGCCCCCAGGTGTATCCGCACGGTGGTAAGAAACAAGCAGACCCCAACGATCTGATCTCGGTCGCGCTGTTCGGAGGCCGACTACTCCAATCAGTCGCGCGGAAGGAGACTACCATCATCGCCATTCACCCTAGACAGTGGAAAGGGCAGGTGCCCAAAGAGATCCACAACCGAAGGGTGCTGAAACAGCTGTCGTCGTCGGAGCGTATTGCATACGCGCACGGCACGAAGGGTATCGCTCCCAGCAAGGTACACAACGTGATAGACGCGATCGGGATTGGCCTTTGGCGACTCGGCCGCGTGCGTGACCCCAAGGAGGAAGAAGAGTGAAATTCAGGTTTGACGTTCCCGGACGGCCGCCCTTCACGGTCGATGCCAACACACTAAAGCAGGCGCGCCGCAAGTTCGCTCGGCTGTGCGGATACGCTAATTGGGCCGAGCTACCCGCACCGATGCGAAAGCGGCTCACTGTCACCACAGGACCGGAGGCCTACTCATGCCGCGACACGCGCTAATCAGCTCCGGTAGCGCGGAGCACTACGGGCCGCCGATGTTGCTCGGGCTCGTGCACCGCGTGATGGGTGGCATTGACCTGGACCCTGCTTCGTGCGCGTCCGCGAACCGCATCGTCCGCGCCACCACGTTCCTAACGGAAGCCGACGACGGGCTGGCGAAGCAACACGAATGGGCGGGGCGTGTGTATCTGAATCCCCCCGGGGGGAAGGGGCTACACGCGGAGGACGTAGAAATCCCCGTCCCCAAAGGCAGGCGCACGCACAACCGACAAGCTCTTTGGTGGGCCGCACTGTGTGACGCGTACGAGCAGGGGCGCGTGACGCAAGCGATTTTTACGTGCTTCTCGCTGGATCTGTTGGAGCGTGCGCAGGATTACCCGTGTGCCCACCCGCTGGACTTTCCTTACTGTCTGCCGCGCGATCGGCTGGCGTTTTGGACAGATGACGACGGCGTGCTCCGGCCGGAGCCCTCGCCCACACACAGCAATATGATAGTGTACCTGCCGCCACGGTCCGAACGCGACGTCAGGGAAGAACACTTCGTAAGGGTATTCTCAGCACTAGGAAGGACGGTTAGGGAACGATGAAAAGGATCTATGTAGCAGGTGCTAGTGCGGAGCTACCGCGCGCAAAAGCAGCAATCGACGCATGCCGCACGGGTGGACTCGAGGTAACGCACGACTGGCCGCTAGTGGTGGAGCTGGACAGGAGCACGGGCGGCAGCACGGACCCTTCATTCCTGGACAAATGTGCGCGCCAAGATCTGGACGGTATCGAGTCCGCCGACATTTTCTGGCTCTTGCTCCCCGAGGCCGAAAGCCAAGGCGCTGTATTTGAGTACGGCTATGCGGTATCGACGGACAAGTGGCGCACCGATAAGTGGGGCGTCCCACTGGTTACGGTCCTGTCGGGGCCACGCGTCAAGTCGATCTTCTGGACGCAAGCGGATTACCGCTTCGCCAATGACGAGGCCGCGCTCGCCCATATCCTCGCTATGACCGGAGTACACCAATGATCGTGGTCTATGCGTGGATCGGGCTAACGTATTTCGCGCTCGGGAGCTTCCTGCTTGCTGTCATGTATCGGGGCAATGAACGGTTACTGTTCAATGCACTAAAGCAGACAGAGCGCGAACGCGACCAAGCGGAAGCATATGCCACCCGTCTACAAGACGCAGTGGACCTGATCCGGAAAGAGTGTGAGAAGCGCGGATCGGAGTGGCGAGTTAGAAACGGTATCCCTGTAGTGAGCTGGCCCGATGAGTAGCAGCTATATTCAATGCATGGGGGAGTCCTGGGGCTGGATTATGTTCCGCTACCAAGACGGCGACTTGTCCCAAGCCCTGGCCGATACCGAATGGCTGCTAGCTCAGTGCGACGCCATGTACCTGGCCGTCGACAAGAAGCGCGGCGGGATCCCGCGCGACATCCGACTAGAGCCGATCCGCCGAGCCGTGGGTTTCGCGCGGACCGGTAGCCTAGGGATGCGCGAATTTTTGGACGATGCTGCCGCTGGCATCAAGATCCTGCTAGAGCTGTACGTCACGTTGGAGGTGTGGCTTGAGGACTAGGACTCGTGCACTATGGGGCGGACGGTACGATCGACCCGTCATGCCGAACGGCTCATCGATCGATGTCGGTAGCATATTGCGTGAGCCCTGGGATGCCGCGCCCGAGTACCCACACAATGACGAGCGCGAGCGCTTCTATCTTCCGTGCTATCGTGACGGTCAATTCATCCCGCGAGACTGGACCTAATGTTCCCCTCCGATGCGAAGCTTGACGTCGCGACCGTAGCCAAGGGCGGTCTGCACGCGTTCGTCAAGCTCGCATGGGAACAAGTCTGCCCTGGTATCGCGTACGTCGATAACTGGCATATTGGGCTGATTTGCCGCAAGCTAGAGGCCGTCTCGCGTGGGGAGATCAAGCGGCTGCTGATCAACATCCCACCCGCGTGCACGAAGAGTCTGCTCGTGTCGATCATGTGGCCAGTGTGGGAATGGATCGAGCGGCCTCGTACGAGCTTCCTAAACGCCAGTTACGACGACGGGCTGATACATGGGTTCGGCGAAAAGGTCGCCAAGCTGCTCAAGAGTGCTTGGTTCGTGGAGCGATGGGGGCACCGTCTGCACCCGACCAAGCCGGTAGCAACTGGCGAGATGTACAACGTCAATGGCGGGCTGCGCTTCGGTACGACGATTCGCGGAGCGCTCACGGGGCACCATGGTGACATCGGCGTCATTGACGACCCACACAACGCACTCGACGCCGAGTCACTCACGATCGCCAATCTGATAGCCACGGCCAATTGGCACGCGCGCAGCTGGAAGACGAGGCGCAAAGACCCGAAGTCCTACCGCGAAGTTGTGATGATGCAACGGCTTCACGAGTCCGATCTAAGCGGCGTGCTGCTAGCGACGTGGGAAGCGGGGAGCTTTGAGCACCTGTGCCTTCCGATGCGATACGATCCCGAGCACCCCTATCGCCACCCCGAGGACCCTCGCACCGTCAAGGGGGAGCTGCTCTGTCCAGACCGATGGCCGGACGCGATTGTATCGGAGCTAGAGCGTGATCCGATGCTCGCGGCCGGGCAGTTGCAGCAGCTCCCGAGCAAGCCGGGTGGGTCAATATTCAAACTTGGCGAATGGGGTATTATGTTCTGGGCGCCCAAGGATCACCCGCTCGTGGGCACGTATTGCACACTTGAGCTGTCCGCACAGACGAAGATCAGCGGGATCGTGCTGGAACTGCCCGACGACGGCGTGTACCGCCAGTCGTGGGATTTGACCTTCAAGAAAACTGAAGGCTCCGATCTCGTGGCGGGTACGACGTGGAACGAGCACAACGGACTGCACTATCTCGTTGACCTCGTCAACCAGCGACAAGACTACGTCGACTCTAAGAACGCGATACGCAACGCGGCCGCATGCTGGCCTCGCGTGCGTGACATCTACATCGAGGACAAAGCCAACGGCCCTGCCGTAGAAGCGGATTTGCGCGACGAGATCCCGATGCTCGAAATGGTCGAGCCGCTGGGCGGCAAGGTTGTGCGCGCCATCGCCGCGTCACCCGCGTTCGCTTATAAGCTCGTCGTGGTGCCCCATCCCGAGATCCACCTATGGGTCAAGCCGTATCTAAAACAGCTTGTCGGTTTTCCCCGCGTCACGCACGACGACATGGTAGACTCGACCACTCAATACCTAGCAAGGGTGCGCAGCGGTCTCGATCTATTCATGCGGGCGATGAACCATGTGGGACACACTTAAGAAGCTCGCGGGCGATTCGTGGCTGTACAATCCCTTCTCAGGGATGGGCGACCCTGCACGCGACAAGAGCACGCCTGTCAACAGCAAATACCTCGCGCTGCCTCGCCTGGACGATGAGACGCTAGCAATCCTGTACCGCGACAACGGGATCGCTCGTGTGCTGTGTCGCGTACCGATTGAGACGATGCTCATGAACGGGATCGAATTGGAAGGCACCGCGAAGCCGCCTTTCGATCTCGAACTGGCAACGAACGAACTACAAGAGGTCATGTGCCTCGCCCGAGCATACGGCGGGGCGCTGCTCGTGGTAGGTGCCGACGACGGCAACCGCGCAGACGCTCCGCTCGACCCGTCCAAGGTACGCGATGGCATCAAGTGGTTTGAGGTCGTGGATCGTCGCAACGTGCGTATCGAGGCATGGGAGGATCGGCAGACGGAAGCCAACGGGCAACACTACCGCAAGCCGTTGATCTACCGCGTCACCAGCGAGGACCAGCACCAAACGGACTACCATCGCAGCCGTGTGATCCGATTCAACGGCGCGCCGTCCGACAGCCTAGAGCGACGACAAGGCGAGGGATGGGACCCTAGTATCCTGCAAGCCATGTATGTTGCTCTGATGGGCTTTGACTCGGCCCATTCGGGCGGGCGTAACATGCTCTCTGAGGCGAGCATCGCAGTTTTCAAAATGCGGAACTACCTCGCCGCGCTCGCCTCCAAGGCTAGCGATCAGATCCTCGAGAGAGCACGGCTGATCAATCTGTCGAAGTCCAGCACGCGCGCTGTGTTCCTGGACGCCGAGCGCGAGGAGTTCACCTACGCGAACCGCTCTTTCGCTGGTGTCGCGGAGTTGATGGATCGTGAGGCACAGTACCTATCAGCTGTGTCTCGCATCCCCCTAACGGTGCTGCTAGGCACGAGTCCAGCCGGATTGAACGCCACTGGTGCTAGCGACTTCCGCGGGTGGTATGACCTGCTGCGCTCGCTATTCCGACGCGACGTAAGCCCCGTGCTGCGTCAGCTCTGCCTCATGGGCGGACAGCGCGAAGAGCTTCCGTGTTTCGTGCTGCCATCGCTCTGGCAAGAGACGCCTCAAGAGAAAGAGGCGACCAGAAAAGTCCGCGCCGAGGCTGACGTGGCCTACATCAACGCGAACGTGTACACCCCCGAAGAGATCGCCAACACACGAGGCGACGCAGACGGTATTGCGTACGACAAGCCCGCTCGTGATATTGTGATCCCGCCCATGGGTGAGGCAGACCCGGTGGAAACAGCTCCCAGCGGTGGTAAAGAGTTCCTTGTGGCGGAGCTTGAAGGACCCTTCTTTACCATCGACGAGATCCGAGCGAACAAGGGTTACGGCCAGCACCCCGATCCCGAGGTGGGTAAGCTCACGCCTAGCGCGTACGCGGCGAAGCTGGCCGCGCTCGCGGTAGGCCCCGTACCCCCTGCGCTCCCATGAACGCGCGCCGCACTGTGAGACGCCGTGGGCCGTCCGCGCCTGCACCCATGGGGATTGTGATCCAGCTACAGCGCGCCATGCGTGAGATGGTACGCGAGTGCATGCGCCGCGTGCTCACGTACCTGGGGCTGTCCCCACATAGCGACGCTAAGACGTTCATCTCGGGTCAGCGCAACATGCGCGTTGGGCTTATCATTGAGGACACGATCAACGCCCGATCGATCGCGACGCACATATCGAAAGCGGCGGACCGTACAGGCAAGCACGCGAAGCTCGACCCGCGCACGCTCCCAGGCATCTCGTATCGCGCACACCCCGACGTCGCGCCCAAGCTAGAGGCGTTCCGTGCACGCAATGTGTCGCTCATTCGTAACCTGTCAGAGCAGACACGGGCGCGTGTAACGCGCACACTCGATGACGCGGACGTGAGCGGCCTTCGCGTGGAGGACTTGACCAAGAGACTCACGGAGGATTTCGACTTTTCGGCCAGCCGAGCCGAGCTGATAGCGCGTGATCAAGTCTTGAAGTTGAACGCGCAAGTCACACAGACAGAGCAGACGGGCGCAGGGATCACCAAATACGAATGGTCGTCCAGTCGCGATGAGCGTGTGCGAGAGATGCACGCGGATCTCGACGGTACGATCCAGTCCTGGGATGACCCTCCAATTACGAACGCGGCCGGTGATCGCAATCATCCGGGCGAGGACTATCAGTGTAGGTGCATTGCTATACCCATCCTTGACTAGGACGTGGTACGCTCCCGAGCGTGAGCCTCGCGTTTCGCTTCGACAAGTCAGGTGTGCTCGATAAGGCCAAAGTCACCAAGCGGCCGGACGGCTCGTACATCATTACCGGAGCCGCTACGCGTGCAGGGATCTTCCTGTACACGTTCGATGACGGCTCGACGCGCCGCGAGCTTCGCCATCCAGAGGAAGTGTTCAAGGACGCTTCGCGCGAGTCACTAGCGTTTGCGGCTGTCACTGTCCAGCACCCGCCCGGCGGAGTGATGGTGAACGCTGATAACCGTAGCTCGTACGCGGTCGGATTCGTCGGAGCACCTGGAACGAAGGCCGAGGATGGGGAGCACCTGATCGCGCCGCTGGTCGTCACAGACCCCAGTGCGCTACGCTCGATCGATGCTGGCGACTTGGTGGAGCTGTCGTGCGGCTACGCGTGCCGTTTGGAAATGACGCCCGGTGTGTACAACGGTGAGAATTACGATGCGGTACAGCGCGACGTGGTGTACAATCACCTTGCTTTACTACAGCGCGGCCAAGCTAGAGGCGGGCCGACATGTTCGCTCCGTACAGACGGACGCTCTACAGACGGAATTGACGAGGACGAAATGGCCAACGAAGCCGCACCCGCACCCAAGCCGCGTGTCCTGATCAAGATTGACGGTCGCGAGATCGAGCAAGGCTCCGAGCAGCACATTGCTGTGCTCGAAACACGCGCCGCCGATCTGCAAACCAAGCTCGATGCGGAGACGAAGGCGCACAAAGCGACCCTGGACAGTCTGCCAGCCAAGGTCCGCGCGCACGCCAAGACCCTCCACACCTATCTGTCGGGCGCCGCGAAGCTCGATAGTAGGGACAAGAGGCTGTCCAAGGACGAACGCGCCAGCCGAGCGGACAAGCGCGGCAAGGACGCGGACGGGATGACGTTGGAGGACTTGCTAGTCAGTACGATCAAGCTCGTCTTCCCCTCGTTCAACCCCGAGGGCAAGAGCCCCGATGGCCTCATGATGCTCTACCAAGAAGCCGTACTTCCGCGTCTCGCGGAGTTGACTGGTGGCGATGTCGCGGCCGCTACCGAAGAGCCCGCTACCGCCGAGGGGGAGCTTCCGGAAGAAGACGCCTTGATCGTCAAGCCGGATGACGAGGAAGCCAAGAACCGCGTACAAGACCGCGGCGGCATCACTCCGCTCATGCGCTCGCGTGTTGGTATCCCGCCCGCACGCACGGACGCGAACGCACCGAAGCCGAAGACGCTGGAAGAAGTCGCGCACGAGTCACTTTCGGCGCGCGTCGATGCGTCCAAAACTGTCCTGAACCCCTACGCTCGCGGCTGATCTAGCGGGCCTCCCCCAAACTCTGTAACGAATACCAAACGAGGTTCCCGTGTCTATCGCGATTCCCCAAACCGTATTTTCGCTGGCCTGTCCCCAGGCCCTTCCTGGACAGATCGCCGATCTCGGTTCTGTTCAAGCTGGTGACATCATCAGTCGCGCGCTCGAGACCGCAGCAGGCGCCAATCCTGGACTGTTCGTGGTCGAAGGTACGAGCGTCGGCGTACAGTGCAAACTCCCAACTAGCACGGGTGACGTCTCGGGCGCACTGCTCGGCGTGCTCTGTCTCGAGACGATGAAAATGCCGCGAGCGGGCGCGCCGAACTACGCGCAGAAAGACCCCGTTCCCGTCATGCGGCGCGGCCGCGTGTGGGTACAGACTGTCGCCGATCCTGCGTCCGTCGCGCCCGACACTACGGTGTTCATCGTCCACTCTGGCGCCGATGCGGGCAAGGTCGGTTCGACGGCTGGTACCGGTACTGTCGCCACGGCGTTCCCCGCCGCAGCAGGCAACGCGAAGATCGTCAAAGTGGACGCCGCAGCTGGCGCCGCCCTGGTCGAAATCAACATGCCCTGATCGGGCGGAAGCCTCTACCCTCCCTCCCAATTAGGAAGAACACACGCCATGCTTACCGCTCTGTCCCCCACGACCCGCCAGCTGCACAAGATGGCTGCGGAGATCCTCGAACAGTCTGGCCTCGGACGGTTCGACGACAAGACGAACCGACAAGATGCCAACGAGACCGCGCAGTTTGCGCGCTCGTTGGAGTACGTGTTCAAGACGTTGATCGAGACGCGGTATATCGACCTGAAGGCCGATGTACTGTTTCCTGTCAACCGCGAAGTGCCGCCGGGCGCCGAGTCCTACGTCAGTCGTATTTACGACTACGCCGGCTCCGCCATCATCGGCAACATGCT